GGATGATTGGGTCAAGTTGCCGAAAAACAAATCTTTGTTGGATACACAATCCGGCCTCGGCGCACCCGTCAAACAGTACGTCGCGAAATTCGACGTTCACGAGTATTTCCGTTCCGTTCGCGGCGAATCCCCCTCGCCGGAAAAGGACCGCAAGAAACCCGGACACGAGGAATCCCAATTGCAACAACTTTGCGTCGCGTGGTTCCGGTCCGAGTTCCCGGCAATCGCCCCGTTGCTTATCGCGGTTCCCAACGCCGCCCGGAGAAACGCCCGGACGGGCGCAATTCTCAAACGCGAGGGACTCACCGCCGGGGTCGCGGATTTAATCCTCCTCGTCGGCCGAGGCGAATATCATTCCCTTTGTATCGAAATGAAAACCCACCGCAAGGGTTCCGGGCAATCCGACAAGCAAATCGAATGGGAACAGGTCGCCGAGGAAAACGGCAACAAATACGTTGTTTGTCGCGACCTCGAGGAATTCAAAATTACCGTCCTCAATTACTTATTTCCGTAACAATGAACAACAATTTCGGGTTCCGTTTGGCCGTCGAATTTGCGCCCTTATGGAACCTCAAACAAAAAGTATTGCACAATGAAAAAGAAACTACCCAACCAACAACCCGACAAACGAATCGAACCCCGGTCCCGGTTTATACAGGTAACGCCGCCCCCGGCGAGGACATCCGAGAACGACCCGTTCATTGACCGACTCCGCCGATTGTGGGAGGCCGCCCGGGAACACGACCAACACGTAACCGCGCAAACGGCGCAAGATATGTTATTGTCTTACAAGGCGTTAACGAATCGACACAAACGACGGGCGTTCCGCCTCGCGTCCGAGGGTCCCCTCCGGAAACTCGAGAAACCGTATTTCGACGACATCATCGAGGCCCTCGACGCCGACGACGAGGAGTAATATTTCATTTTACGAATTGGTGTGTATTTTGTACACACCTTTTTGTAACTTTGCAACTGTAAACGACAATCAGTCTAAACAATGGACCCCAAGAAAAACACACCCACGGCGAAACACCACGCACCGTCGGCGGCCCTCCTCCGGGAGGAACGCCTCCCGGTCGTGTCGAAATACAAGTTGCGCCGAATGTCGTTCCGGCAAATAATCCCCCTCGTCGAAAAGGAAACCGGGCAACGCGTAACCGTTGCGACAATCAAAAAGGATTGGGACCTTTGCCTCGCGCGTTGGAGGGAGGAATCCGCGCAATCGACGAAACAGGCAATCGACGAGGCCGTCGCGGAATGTGAACACGTCCTCGCGGAACTTTGGCAATTATACGAGGCGTCCAAGAAAAAGAAAACCCGCAAGACAAAAAAGGTCCACAAATACCACACGGAAATAAACGGTTTCGGAATCCCGAAACTCAAAAAACCGATTGCCCCGGTTGAAACCACATCCGAGGACGCGACCGTTACGGACGACCAAATCGGCGACGTCCGGATTCTCGCCGAAATACGGGCGTGGGAGGAACGCCGGGACAAACTCCTCGGACTCCAAACCGCGAGGGTCGATATTACCTCCGGCGGAAAGGCGTTCACCGGGTTTTCGTCCGTCGTCCCGGACGTCCCGGGAATCGTCGAGTATTGCGCCCGTATCGACGCCGAACGGGAGGCCCGGAACCGGGAGGAGGACGGCGAATAAACATCCTTTGAACAATGCAACAGGCCGCAACAAACAACTCGCCGCAATTCAACGCAAAACAACTCCTCGCGTTGCATTACCTCGCCGCCCCGTCAATCCGGTTCGTCGCTTACGGCGGCGCGGCCGGAGGCGGCAAATCGTGGCTCGGTTGCGATTGGTTACTCCGGTGTTGTTGGGCGTTCCCCCGGACGCGTTGGTTCGTCGGCCGAAACAACATCAAGGATTCCCGCGAGTCCGTCCTTGTTACGTTCGGCAAGGTCGCGAATTCATACGGGTTTACGGATTACCGCCTCAACGACGACGGAATCAAGTTCAAAAACGGTTCGGAAATAATCCTCCTCGACCTTACGTTTTACCCGAAAAAGGACCCAATGTTCGAACGCCTCGGTTCAAAGGAATTCACCGGGGGTTGGATTGAGGAGGGCGGCGAGGTCCATTACCTCGCGTTCGAGGTCCTCAAGTCCCGAATCGGGCGACACCTCAACGTGGAATACGGCCTCGAACCGAAAATGTTAATCACGTGTAATCCCAAAAAAAATTGGTTGTACACACAATTTTACAAGCCGTTCAAGGCCGGGACCCTCGACAAGGATTGCGCGTTCGTACAGGCCCTCGTATATGACAACCCGTTCGTATCGCCCGAGTACATCCGGACCCTCGAGTCAATCAAAAACCGTCAAACCCGGCTCCGCCTGTTGTCCGGTTATTGGGAGTACGAGGGGAACGTTAACGCCCTCGTCGATTACGACGCAATCCTTGACACGTTCACGAACCCGGTTAAACCCGTCGGGTTGCGCCGGATTTCCGCCGACCTTGCGACCCGGGGCCGCGACAAGTTTATCGCGTGGAAATGGATTGGTCTTTGTGCGAAAATCGGAATCAAACTCGACAAGGCGAGTTCAAAGGAAATCGAGGATTCCCTCGCGAACCTCGCCCGGGAATTTGGCGTCGGCCGTTCCCAAATCGTCGCGGACTCCGACGGCCTCGGGGATTACCTCTCGTCGTACCTCGTCGGGATTACCGAGTTTCACGGCGGACAACCCGCGTACAATTCAAAGGTTTATTACAACCTCAAATCGGAATGTGCGTTCAAACTCGCGGAACTCATAAACAACCGACAATTGCACATTGATTGCGACGACGACCCCGCCGTCCGGGAGGCAATCGCCGAGGAACTCGAGGCGTGTTTAGTATCATACGACGTCGACGCCGACACGTCAAAAAAACGCCTTATCGACAAGGCCGAACAAAAACGAATCCTCGGACACTCTCCGGACTATTTCGACGGACTCAATATGGGAATGATATATCACATTCGGCCGCAAGTCCGAGGGGCGAGGGTCCACGTTTCAAAACTCAATTGACGACGGAATGAACAGGAAAACAAACATACCCTCAACGGCCCGGATTCTCCGGATTGAAAAGGCGTTGACGCCGTCCTCCCGGGCGTGGTTGAACCACCAACCCCGGCCGGACCGCCTGTTCGGTCGCCGCGTCCCGGATTCCCTCGACGGCCTCACGTTCGGGGAACTCCTCGGGTTACAGGAAATCGAGGGAACGTCGAACGCCGATTCAATCGTTATCGTCGCGCGAACGGTCCTCAAGACGCGCCGCCCGGCCGCGTGGATTCTCCGGACGAGGGCGGACCGGGTGTTCGGGTTCCTTGCGTTCGTAACGCGGGAACTCGAACGTATCGGGAAACTGTTTAAGGCGATAGAACACACGCCGGACGAGGACGAAATCGCCGCCGGGATTAACGACCTCAATTTCGGTCCGTTCGGCCTCGTCGATTGGTACGCCCGGCGAATGGGAATCACCAACCACGACGACGCGTTGTCGGTCCCGTGGCTCCGGGTCTATCAATGTATGAAAATGGACGCCGAACGCGACGCGTACGAACGCCGCCTCCGGGACATTGTGAACGCGAAATTCAAACCCAAAAAATAAAGATATGCAAACACCAACAATCGAACAAAGAATCGCGGAAATCGCGCGGGAGGCCGGGTTGTCGTATATGTGCGAAACGTGGCCCCGGGCGAACCTCCGGTTTGACAAGTTCCACCGCGACCGCGACGGCGTTGTCAAGGCCGACGACGGGTCCACCCTCCCGGCGTTGTTGTATGTGCAACCCGTTTCCGGCGGACTGAATTTCACCGCAACGGGATTCCTCAAGGATTCCCCGCAAACCCTCCTCGCGTTCGCCGACGAAATGCCCCTCGATTTTACCGGGGAACAGGCGCAAACAATCGCCGAACGGCTGAAAGGGATTGCGGCCGATTTCGTCGCAAGAATGAACCGTTCGGGGTATTTCGAACAAATCGAGGGCCGGGTCCCTTATACCGTGTCGTTCGACCGCCTCGACGCGAACCTTTGTATTTTCACGATTACCCCCGAGGTCGTCGAGGCCGTCGGCGTGTGTATCGAATAAACGCCGGGAACAATGGACGCAAGGACAACCGCCGAGAACATCCTTTCCGAGGAACTCGAACGCCTCAAGGGGCGAATAATTGCAAATCATATCGCCGCCGGGCAACGGGCCTCCGGGCGGACGATTGAATCAATTGTCGTCCACGTGGAATCCTCATCGGACGGGGCCTCCGGCGACATCGACGCGAGGGCGTACTTTGCCGGACTCGAAACAGGTTCCCGGCCGTGGTCCAAGATTCACACGAAACCCCGCAAGGACGGGACCGAGTATCCGTCCGCGCCGAAATGGTTTATTAACGTCGTCGAGGGTTGGGCCGCGTCAAAGGGAATCAACCTCGACTCCCCGTGGGGGGTCGCGACAAAGATAATGACCTCCGGTTCCGCCCTGT